GCCGCACCAAACCTACTATCACCGACAACCATCAACGGCAAGACCGTAACGGTTGATTTATCGTCTACATCTGCGACTTCAATCCTTAGCAATGCTGCAAGCTCTGGAAAGGTGCTTAAGATCAATGCCCTGTATGTGTCTAATGTAGATGGTACTGGTAACGCAGAAATCACTATTAACTATTACTCTGCTGCTGCGTTAGGTGGTACGGCCACCCAAATAGTGTCAACGGTTGTTGTTCCTGCGGATGCAACGTTAGTAGTGATTGACAAAGATGCGTATATCTACCTTGAAGAGAACACATCACTAGGTGCTACAGCGGGAACGGCTAGTGACTTAAAAGTTGTTTGTTCTTACGAAGATATTAGCTAGGAGTCGCCATGCCTAGAGGTAACGGCGGGGTCATAGGCCCAGCAAATATTCCGACGATAAGTTCGGCCAAAGGTGTCTGGTCACTGATGGAGCAGTTCCTTGCTCAAAGACAAGGTATATGGCCTTCTGCTGCTAGCTACACCATCGTCCAAACCTTTACCGCTACGTCTACTTGGACTTGCCCTGCTGGAGTTACAAGTGTTGACTATCTTGTGGTTGCTGGTGGTGGTGGCGGTGGTTATTTTCAAGCTGGTGGCGGCGGTGCTGGTGGGTTTAGAACGGGGACTGGGTTATCTGTTAGCGAAGGAACTAATTACACAATTACCGTAGGTGGTGGCGGTGCTGGAAGCGGAACTGGTAGAGGAACATCTGGCGGCGATTCGTCTATTGCTGGGTCTCCAATTACAGAAAGCCCGTCTGGAGCTGGAACAAATACATTTAAGTCTTATGGCGGTGGTGGCGGTGGTGGGTTGCTTGCCGGACAAGATAGTGGTGCTAATGGAGGGTCAGGCGGCGGCGGTGGATCAAACAGTTCAAACGGCCCAGGCGGTACAGGAAACACACCTGCCGCATCCTCAGCAGGAGGGAACGGCGCTCCATCTGCTCCAGGTCAAGGAAACAACGGAGGGAATGCTATTTTCGCTGGTTCTTATGGTGTCGGAGGCGGTGGGGGCGGCGCTTCCGCATCTGGTGTAAATGCAACAACTTCCGCAGGAGGCAATGGTGGGGCAGGCACTTCGTCCACTATAACGGGTTCTTCTGTAACTTATGCTGGCGGTGGTGGTGGTGGTGGAGATAGCAGAGGCCCAGCGCCAAGGTCTGCCGGAACAGGTGGGGCGGGGGGCGGCGGGAATGGCGGCGGCGGTACTAGTAGCGCATCAACAGCAGGAACTACCAATACCGGAAGTGGTGGGGGTGGTGGGGGTTATAACGCCAGTGCAGACCCAGCTTCCAGACCAGGCTCTTCTGGCGGCTCCGGCATTGTTATCCTCAAGTACACCGTACCAGGCCAAACTGTATTTACCTTCAAAGGCACTACTACTTGGAAATGCCCGACAGGTGTAACCAGCGTTGATTATCTTGTGGTTGCGGGTGGTGGTGCGGGCGGTGCTAAAGGTGGCGGTGGTGGTGGTGCAGGAGGGTTTAGAACTGGCACTGGTTTTTCGGTTACGGCCGGTACTGACTACACTATAACTGTTGGTGGAGGAGGCGCTGGTCAGACATCTCCGACAAACGGTGCAAATGGTTCTGATTCTGTTTTTAGCACTATTACATCTACTGGAGGTGGCGGCGGTGGCGGTGATGGGCCTGCAACAAACGGCCAAAACGGTGGGTCAGGAGGTGGTGGTGCTGTCTCAGCATCAGTAAGCACCGGAGGAACTGGAAACACTCCATCAACATCGCCAAGCCAAGGAAATAATGGCGGGACAAATTTTAATGCAAACAAATACGGCTCTGGGGGCGGTGGAGGTGCTAGCGCAGCAGGTGCTGCCGGAACAACAAACACTTCTGGAAATGGTGGGGCGGGTACTGCTTCGTCTATAACTGGCTCCAGTGTTACCTATGCCGGTGGCGGGGGTGGTGGGGCATCTTCTCAAGGAGCCACTCTTGGAACTGGCGGCGCTGGTGGAGGTGCCAATGGTGCGCCTGCATCAACTGTTGGTCCGGCAGCTCCAAGCAATCTAGGCGGCGGTGGTGGCGGTTCTGGTGGTGGAACAACAGGCGCAGGTGGTAATGGTGGCTCCGGTATCGTAATCATCAAAATCAATCAATAACATGACTACAAAAATCTACAAGTTTCTTGGAATCGACACAGCCATGCACCTTTTACGTCCAGGTGCTAAATGGGAAATATCAAACAACGTCTTTACTCGGTGGGATGATCCACGGCCATGCCCAAGCATTGAAGAAGTGTATTGGGTCATTGACAAGATCAGAGAGTTTGAGGACAGCATCCCAACGATCTACACAGACGAACAACTGAAAGAGATGGGCATAGCCAAAGAGGAATTTGAACGTGCAGTTGCATAACCTATTCCCCATCCCTGTAGGCTTTGCAGAGCTTGGTAGACCTCTGAGCGATGAAGAGTTGTTCTTCATCCGAGAACTGCCAACAAGACCCAACATGGGTAACACGACAAGCACGAACAACTTTGTTCTGCGTGATCCTGCGCTGACCTCACTGCGTTCATTTATAGAAGATAGCGTCTCGGATTACTTCAAAAGCACAGTAAATCCCAAGCACAACGTTAGCCTACGAGTAACCCAAAGCTGGTGTAACTACAGCGAGCCCGGGCAATACCATCACAAACACGCACATCCTAATAGCTACATCTCAGGTGTGTTTTATGTGCAGACTAACGCTGATGACAGGATTTACTTCTACCGTGATGGCTGGCAGCAGATCAAGTTTCCGCCTGAACAGTGGAACCCGTACAACTCTGAAAGCTGGTGGTTTGAAGCCACGGCAGGAAAGCTGATTCTGTTTCCATCGTCACTGACGCATATGGTTCCTGAAGTCAAAGGCGATGACACAAGAATCTCACTATCGTTTAATACCTTCCCAGTCGGTGTCGTCGGGGAAGAAATGGACTTAACTGGATTAAAGCTGGAGGCGTAATGGCTCACTTCGCAAAGATCGACGAGAACAACATCGTCACTCAAGTTGTCGTGGTTGACAACAAAGACACCTCTGATGCTTCTGGCGTGGAGAAAGAACACATCGGCGCGGCTCACCTAGAAAAGATTCTTGGTGGAACCTGGAAGCAAACTTCCTACAACGGCAACATCAGAAAGAACTACGCTGGGATCGGCTATACATACCGAGCGGATATTGATGCGTTTGTTCCCCCCAAGCCTTTTGCTAGTTGGATTCTCAATGCAGACGCGCAGTGGGAAGCACCTGTTGCTATGCCTACTGATGGAAAGGTGTATAGCTGGGATGAAGCAGCAACCTCTTGGGTCGAGCAAAGCTAGATGCAAATCCCGATCCTCTCAGGCATTTACACGGATTTGCTAGCGAATATTCGCACTGCATACCCTGTAAATCTTATCCCTACACCTAAAGGCTCTGGGATAAGCAACGAATACCTGAGACCTGCTGATGGCATCGTTCAATACGGAACCGGACCTGGGCCTGATCGAGGTGGAATCCTTTGGAATGGCGTGTTGTATCGCGTTATGGGAACAAAACTTGTTTCCATTTCGGAAGCCGGCACAGTTGTAGAGCATGGCATTGTTGGAGGCCCAACGGACGAATATGTCACGATGGATTACAGCTTCGACCGATTAGCCATTGTTTCAGGAAAGAAACTTTACTACTTTAGTCCTGGTTCTCTTGTACAAGTAACTGACCCCGATCTTGGTCAGGTGCTCGATATGATTTGGATTGATGGGTACTTTATGACAACAGACGGTCAAAGTCTGATTGTTACTGAGCTTAGTGATCCATTAGCAGTAAACCCGCTTAAGTATGGAAGCTCTGAAGTAGACCCTGATCCTATTATTGCGCTACTAAAACTCAGAGATGAGGCTTACGCACTAAACAGATACACGATTGAGGTATTCGACAATGTGGGCGGTCAGTTTTTCCCTTTTGCTCGCATTGATGGCGCACAGATTGAAAAGGGCTGTGTCGGAACATTTGCTTGTTGCGTATTTAACTCTCAGATTGCTTTTTTAGGCTCTGGCAGGAATGAGGCTCCAGGTATTTACCTTGGAGCAAACGCGACAACTCAAAAGATAAGCTCTCAAGAAATCGACCTTTTGCTTTTGAACTATACAGAAGCAGAGTTAAGCAATGTCAAACTAGAGGCTCGAAATGATAAAGCGCATCAACACCTCTACGTACATCTTCCCGATAGAACCATTGTCTTCGACGGGCAGGCGTCGACAGAGCTTCAAACCCTGGTATGGTTTACCCTCACAAGCTCCGCGCAAGGATTTCAAAAGTATCTTGCAAGAAATTTCGTCTGGGCGTACAACAACTGGACGGTAGGTCATCCAGATAACGGGTCGCTAGGCTATGCAACGCAGCTTGTAGGGACGCAATGGGGGCAGAAAGTTCGTTGGGAGTTCTCAACGATCATCGTCTACAACGAATCTCGCGGTGCTGTCTTTCACCAAATGGAATTGGTATCTGTGACAGGAAGGGTTGCAGTTGAGACCAATCCTCAGATTTCTACGTCTTACTCGAAAGATGGGTTGACATGGAGCCAGCCAAGGTTTGTGAGTGTAGGCTCTACAGGCGCGACTGAAAAGCGCATCGTCTGGTTCCAGATGGGCAACATGAGAAACTGGCGCATACAGCGGTTTGAAGGCGACTCAGACGCACACATATCTGTTGCGAGGCTAGAGGCTCAGATAGAGCCACTAGCGGCATAATGTCCACGTCTAAGCGTCTAGGGTTGACGCGAGATCAACTAAAGGCATTCCTTGGCGATCACGAGCAGATTAAGCAGTTTGAGAAACTGTTTACGACTGTAGACGCTATTGCGCCAGATGTTGTTGAGACGATCAATATAGCTGCTGGAGCTGCTGAAGCAAAAGCGGTGCAAGCGTTAGATTTGATTGCGTCTTTACAGTCTGAGATACAAGGGTTGCAATCAGCACCACCGCCGAGAGAGTTAAAGCGCACTCGCTACGGCCAGTTTCTTGATACGACAACGCAGGTTGCAGCACTAGCTAATACCGCTCAGGCTATTACGTTCAACACGACAGACTTAAGCTATGGTGTTTACCTACAGTCAGGAAACACAAAAGTCACAGTTGATACTGAGGGTGTCTATAACTTTCAGTTCTCAATCCAACTTGATAAGACATCAGGTGGTGTTGCTAGCTTCTGGATATGGCCGCGGTTAAATGGTACGGACGTTCCTGATTCAGCAAGCCAAATTAGAGTTCAAGGGAACAACGCAGAAATTTTCAGTGCGGCTAACTTTTTCTTTGACCTAAAAGCTAACGATTATGTTGAATTTATGTTCGCTGTGTCTGATGTTAGTGTTGAACTCGCATACTTTCCAGCTACAGGATTTCATCCAGGAATCCCAAGTATTATCCTTACGGTTTCAAACAATATTCGAGGCCCATTATGACTGTTACTGTAAAGACGCTAGTGTTTCCGCTACAATTGCAAGCGAGCCAGACATCCCAATACACTGCCGTTGCATGTAAAGCGATTATCGACAAGGCAACCGTAACGAATACGGATACTGTTAACAGGTCATTTTCTTTGAACCTTGTACAGGTAAACGGAACGGCAACATCTGCCAACTTAATAATCGACGACAGGACAATCGTCCCAGGTGAAACTTATTTATGCCCTGAGATTGTTGGTGCTGAACTCGATACGGGTGCTTTTATATCAACCATTGCGAGTGCTGCAAGTGCGCTTACGTTTAGAGTCTCTGGGAGAGAAATAACATGATGGACGCAAAGATGCCGGTTTTTATGCTCTCAGGAATTCCTGATGAAGAGTTCATCACGACTGCTGAGAACAAAGAAAACACGCAAATGGTTATCGACGATTGGATGCTCGGTCCTGCTGAACCATCGAATGAGCGCGGTGCTAATAAGCCATATTGGAGCAGCCTTGCCAAAGCCATGCAAGTTGATGAGGCTGAGGCTCGAAGAAGGCGTTGCTCGAATTGTGAGTATTACGACAACTCAACGTATACCCAAGTCAAGATGGATAGAATTCCGTGGAATCAATGGGACGATAACGCAGGCTTTCGTGGGTATTGCGAGAAGTTTGATTTCATTTGCCATGACTTACGTTCCTGCCAAGCGTGGGAACCAAAAGAAATGGAAGATTAAGCAAAGGTGTGAGAAAATGTCAACGCTGAGAAACGCTACCAGCGGCAAATAGGAGGTCTAAATGTTACCTTTTTTAATTGCTGGTGGTGCTGCATTATTAGGTGGTGCGATTAGCGCGAATGCCGCTAAGTCTGCTTCCAAGTCACAGCAAGCAGCCGCTGAAGCAGGTATTGCCGAGCAGCAAAGACAGTTCGATGAAGTCACAAAGCTACTTTCACCTTACGTTCAAACAGGCGTTGGAGCTATTGGCGGCATCGAGTCGCTTATAGGATTACGTGGGGCAGAAGCAGAGCAAGCTGCACTTCAACAACTGCAAGCAAGACCTGGGTTTCAAGAGCAAGTAAGGCTCGGAGAAGAAGCATTACTTCAGCAGGCTAGTGCAACGGGTGGATTAAGAGGCGGCAATATACAGGCTGCATTAGCCCAGTTTCGTCCTCAAATGCTTGCGCGAGAGATCGAGGCCCAATACGGAAGGCTTGGTGGTCTTGCATCGCTAGGTCAAGCATCGGCTGCAAGACAAGCATCCAGTGCTCAACTACTCGGTCAGAATGTATCTAATCTCTATGGGCAGATTGGTGCTGCTCAAGCTGGTGGTCAATTGGCAGGAGCTAGAGCGTATGGTCAAGCTCTGAATCTTCCATCGCAGTTTATTGGATACCAAATGGCTACAGGTCAACAACCTGGGTTTGGATTCGGCCAGCAGGCTCCTGCGCCAATTAGTAGTTATACACCTTATGGAAGCGGTTTTATTCCTCCAGCTCAGTCTATGGCTGAACCACCGCCTATTTGATTTGGAGCGACAATAACATGGTACAACCGATCCAATACGATGTTTCTGTAGCCGATCCGTTTGCGGCTACGGTAAAAGGGTTGCAACTTGGCGCATCTGTTGTTCAGGCTGAGGAAGCTAATAGACAACTTGCGCTTCAGCGATTGCAGCAAGAGCAGGCATTGCAACAAGCTCAGATGGTACAAAGAGCTGGCGCGGCGTTGATTGCTAATCCTAACCCTACTGCAAGGGATATTGTCAATTACGCAATGCTTCTTCCTAAAGACCAAGCTGAGTCTGTCAGGAAGAACTTTGAGATGTTAGAAAAAACCACCCAAGAAAATGAAATTAAATTTACATCTCAACTGTTTTCCGCGCTGCAAGCAAAACAACCGGACATCGCAAAGAGTTTGCTTGAAACTCGAATCCAATCTGAGCGCAATGCAGGAAGGCCAGACTTAGCAAAGGCATCAGAAACGATGCTTGGTATTGTCAACGCTAACCCAGATGCTGCATTTAAGTTTGTTGGGACCATGTTGGCTACGCTTCCTGGCGGTGACAAGGCCATAGAGACAGCGATTAAACTTAATCGCGCACCAGTTGACTTAGCAAAGGCAGAAGCTGATCTTGATTCAGCAAAAGCAAAAGCAGAGAAGGATGGTGTTGATGCGTTATATGCTGAACTTGTCGCTAGACAAAACTTAAGCAAGGCAACTTCAGAAGCATTGACAGCTGCATCTGATGCTAAATTTAGAGACCAAGCAAATCAACTTGGCTTAGACCAAAAGAATTGGGATATTAAGAACTTACAGAGCCAAATTAGAGATAGAGCTAACAAAGCAAGGCTTGACGAAATGAACGTTAACTCTCAGGTTCTTGAGAGATTAGCGAACATCCAAGACAAGGCTACAAGTATTCCTGCTGGATTACAGCCAGACATGAACAAAGCGTTTGTTGCCTCTGCTACGTCAGCCTCACAAGCATCACGGTACAACAGTCTCGCATCGAGGATTACTGATATTGGCAATGCTTGGGGGGCTCTTGGTTCCTTCAGTGAGTGGTATAAAAAATCAACAGGCAATCAAGAAACAATTACCGAGTTAAGGCAAGAATATACAAGGCTTAGGAATACGGCGGCCCTTTCTGAATTACCTCCTGGTCCAGCGTCAGACAAAGATATTGCATTTGCATTATCAGGATTTCCAACAGAAACAGGAAATCCGCAGGTTATTGCCAGATTTCTGCGAGGTATGGCAAAACTGAAAGAGATTGAATCATCCGTTGAAAATGCTCGCGGCGAATGGATGGCTAACAATAAAGGGCTTTTGAATCGAGCTAAGACTGGATTTACCGCTGGCGACTTTGCTGTTAACGCTGGTGAGACTTTTCCTGATCTTACAAAGCGCATTGCAGATACCGTTTCGAAGCGTTACATATCTCCAACTGAACAACAACAAGCAACTACAGAAACATTACTGAGGCAGATTCCTGGCAATGCACCACCAGTAGCTGCTCCTGCGGTGTCGGACATACGTAAGCAAGCAGACGCAATTCTTGGAATTAAGTGATGGCTAGTTCTCTGGATTACGCTCGGTGGATTGTTGAGAATGCGGCTAAAAAAGGTACGCCGGAATTCGACACTGTTGCAAAAGCGTATGAACTAGCTAAGCAAGAAGAAGCTGGGACCGTTGCGCCGATAGCACCACCTCCACCTACACCTACGCAGCAGATAATTGGTGCTGGCGAGGCTGCGCTGACTACAGGCACTGCTGCATTGGCTGGGCCAATCGGCGGGTTTGTTGGTGGCGCGATGGGCGTTGCTAAAAACATCCTAGATGGTAGATTCCAGACTCCAGACGCTCAACGTCTTGTCGAAGAATCGGTTGTTAAGGGTGCTCAAGCTGTTACTTACCAACCAAGAACACAAGCTGGTCAGGAAGCTGTCCAAACGGTTGTTGAAACCGTAGAGGCTGCAAAGATTCCTCCGTTTGTTCCTATTGCCGGACCTGCTGGAACTGTTAGACCTGCTGTGCAAGCCACAAGAACGGCTGCTGGAGCGATAGCGCAACCAGTAAGAGAAGCAGTCGTTACAGCGGTTGAGTCGATTAAAGAACCTCGAAGAACGGCTGGAAGTGTTGGTGCTGCTGCAACAGAATTAGGTACTTTGAGACAGGCGCGAGCAGAAGAGCTTCCTGTTCCTATTGCGCTAACGAAAGGCCAGCGCGACAGGACTTTTGAGCAACAACGATTCGAGCAAGAAGTCGCAAAGAATCCAGAGTTAGGTGCTCCGATACGAGAGCGTCTTATGGATCAGCAAAGGCAAGTATCGCAAAACTTAGATGCTTTCGTTGACGCAACGGGTGCTGAGACGCGAGACTTGAGAACGGCTGGCACTTTAGTTGTAGAGGCTTTACGCGGCGAATTAGCACGAGATAAGACGAAAGTACGGACCTTATATAAGGCTGCTGAGAACGCAGGTGAGACGCAAGCACCTGTCAACCTTGCACCGCTTGCTGACTATCTCAACAATAACAGGGCTGGAAGGACCTCTGCGCCTATCCTGAATACGATTGCAAACGAACTTGAGGTCCGTAACGTAGGCACTGGAAGTCTCGCAGACGGTACGCTTACCGCTGGCGAAGCAACACTTAAGACAGTGGAAGAACTGCGTAAGTCGGTGAACAAATTCGTTAAGTCTAATGATCCTAATGACGTTCGAGTAGGCATTGAGATCAAAGAAGTTATTGACGGGTTAACCGAGAATGCTGGCGGTGAGCTGTATCAGCGAGCTCGACGGGAAAGACAGAATCTTGCTAACCGATTCGAGAATGTCGCGCTGGTGTCAAACTTAATTAACACCAAGCGAAACAGTAACGATAGGATCATCGCTTACGAAGATGTCATCAGGAAAGCTGTGCTTGAGCCTTCGACATCACTTGATAGCACCAAACATTTATTCGGGCTGCTCAAGAAGTCTCCAGAGGGAAGGCAAGCGGTAAAAGAAATTCAGGGTGCTGTTCTGCAAGCGATTCGAGATGACGCATACAAGAACGTCACGACGAACGAGCGTGGTGACAGGCTTATATCTCCAGCGGCCTTTAACCGGACT